TTGAATCATTGATTAAGAACCTACTTATTTACGACAAAATCTCTTCAAAAGAGATAAGGCGACAAGTTGAAGAAGCCTTGATGTCGGTAAATAAAAAAGTTGCTAGGACATACATTTCAAAATACGAGGAAAAAGAAGGAAAAAATAAAACTTTGAAGAAAGACAATGACTTTATTAGTCAATATATCAATGCTTCAAATGCCTCAACTGGTTCCAAATATGACTCTAACGCAAACGTTGAAAAGAAAAACGTTGTGACATTGGGTCAAGAATTACATAAAGGTAAAAATATACAGCAGAACCGTTATATAATGCATAATAAGATTCAGACATTATATAGCAAGAAAATAGCTGACCAATATATAAAAGACCTTGAAAGTCATGTGTTATACAAACATGACGAATCAGGAACACCAGGTTATCCTTATTGCGTTGCGATAACAATGTACCCATTCTTGGTTGACGGATTACGCAAGTTGGGCGGTCAATCCAAAGCCCCAACAGACCTTAAATCTTATTGCGGAGAGTTTATTAATCTTGTTTACTCTGTTTCCTCTCAGTTTATGGGAGCAGTTGCAACACCAGAGTTCCTAATGTATATGGATTATTTCATTAGAAAAGATTATGGTGATGATTATCTTACAATATTAGATAAGGTTGTAGAGATAAACAGAAAGGGTAGAACATTAGAGCAAGTTATTGAAAATGCATTCCAACAAGTAGTACACTCAATGAATATGCCAGCGGGTAATAGAGGTTATCAGACAGTATTTTGGAATGTTGGATATTTTGATAAGAATTATTTTGAAGGTGTATTTGGAGATTTCAGATTCCCTGATGGAACAGCACCAATATGGGAAACTCTTTCTTGGCTTCAAAAGAAATTTATGAGGTGGTTTAATGAGGAAAGAAGTAAATACGTGCTTACGTTCCCTGTTGAGACAATGGCAATGCTTACAGATGGTCATGATGTTGTTGATAAGGAATACGCTGATTTTACCTCTCAGATGTGGGCAGATGGACACTCATTCTTCTGTTACTTAAGCGATTCTCCAGACTCTTTGAGCTCTTGTTGTAGATTAAGAAACTCATTGAAGGACACTGAGGATGATGAACACAACCACACCACACACCAATTCTCAATGGGAACAGCATCAGTTGCTACCGGTTCGAAATCAGTTATGACAATTAACTTGAATAGAGTAACACAAGATGCCGCACTTGCATACTTTAAGGAAATTGAAGGAATTGATTTTGAAATGGGTAAACAAGTTGACTTAAATAAGGTTGCAAATAAAGCCAAACTATACGAATACATTTCAAATGGTATAACCGATATAACAGAAAGAGTACATAAGTACCAAAGAGCATTTAATGAAATAATAAAGGATTTCTATAATGCTAATATGTTGGATGTTTATAGTGCAGGATTTATCTCAATGAAGAAGCAATACCTAACAGTAGGTGTTAATGGATTAACAGATGCGGCAGAGTTCTTATCTTTGGACGCTAATCTAAATGAAGGATATGAAGAGTTTGTTAATTTGGTTCTTGAAACTATCAATATTTCAAACAAGAAAGATAGAACAAGAGATTGTATGTACAATACAGAATTCGTGCCTAAACACACTGGACACGTTAAACCTCTTTTAATTGACTTGGAACTCCCTAGTGGACAACAAGGCGCAAGCAAGAACGTTTGTATGTTCTGTGCAGCGTGAACGACTAAATATAGAGGCGTTATCTTAGTTTATAAGATAATGATGTGATAGTCTGAACTCTATGGCGACATAGAGAGAGGGATTCGAAGAAGTCCCTCCGTTTAAAACAAAAAAATATTTAGCAAATATTTGTTTTTTCTTGGTTAATTGTATATTTATTAATAGAAACATTAATAAATATGAATAAAAGAAAAAAATTAACTGTTTGCTGCGTTTGTGGAGAAAAATCAAGGGCAACTTGGAAAGATGGGAAAGAATATTGTAGAAAACATTACATGCAAATGTTCCATCATGGTCATATTTTAGAAAAAACCATTTATGATAGAAACGAATGGATAATAAATGATGAATATGCTGAATGTGTAACTTACGATAAAAATTTTAACCCTAATGGAAAAGTTAAATTTGATTTAGAAGACGCAGAAAAATTAAAAAACAAGAAAATATATATTTGTAATCACAATGGAAAATATTACGCAGTAATATCTGAAACAAATCTTCATAAAGTCTTAGCACATAGATATGTTATGGGGCTTTACAATGAAGAATACAGTATTAGAAAAGTAATAGACCACATAAACGGCGATTCGTTAGACAACAGGAAATCTAATTTAAGAATATGTTCTCATTCAGAAAATATGATTAATATTAGAAAAGATAAAAAGGTTGTTGGCGTAAATCAAAAAAAAGATGGAAAATATTCTGCTAGATTAATGCACAATTATAAAGGCTTAAATTTAGGGCTTTATAAAACTTATGAAGAAGCAGTTCTAGCAAGAATAAAGAAAGAAAAAGAATTATGTGGAGAATACGGGCCAAACAGTGATTTATTTTATGTTTTAAATCTTCCTTCGCCGCTAGAAGAACTAAAAAAAGTTTTTCAAGAAGGAGCGTAACAGAGTGGGCGAAAACCTTTCAAACAAGAACTACAATTGGGATAAGAAAGATGGATATTATGTTTCTCCAAAGCACATAATGTATAGTAGTTATTTCTTCAATCCTGAAGACACTGAGTTATCAATCTTGGATAAGATGAAACTACACGGAAACAATTTCGTTAAGTACCTTGATGGCGGTCAAGCAGCACACTTGAACATTAACGAACATCTTTCATTTGAACAGTATAGGCAATTATTGAGAGTTGCATCAGAATATGGATGTTCATACTTTACATTCAATTGCAAGAACACTGTTTGTAACGATTGTGGATATATAAGCAAAGATACATTAGATACTTGTCCTAAGTGCGGAAGTAAGAATTTGGATTACCTTACTAGAATTATAGGATATTTGAAGAGAGTAAGTTCATTCAACGAAGCAAGACAAGTTGAAGAAAGTATGAGAAATTATAATAAAGAGTAAAAGTTATGGTAAAGAAAGTTTATAAAATGTCAGCGACTTGGTGTGGACCTTGTAAAGTTTATGCACCGGTTTTTGAAAGTGTAAGTAAATTGGATGAGTATAAGGATATTGAGTTTAAAGAATTTGACTCAGATGATAATGAGGAATTATTCATTAAATATGGTATTAGGGGAGTTCCTACAACATTATTTCTAGACGAGAATGACAAAGAACTTGGTAGAATAAGTGGAAACATACCTAAAAATATACTCATAGAAAAAATTAATTCTTATAAGTAATATGATAAGCATATATAGAAAAGAAGGGTGGACGTTAAACCCAAACGATAAAATAGTTAACTCAATCCTTAAAAGATGTGAAGCAAATGGTGGCAAATGCCCTTGTGAACATGAGCCTCTATTATATGATGGAAGAAGTTTAATGTGCCCTTGTACTGATTACACAATGAAAGATAAATGCATTTGTGGGTTATACTTAAAACACGTTTAAATATGGTTAAATACTATAACGCAATGACGGTATTTGAAGAAATACCAAATGAAATAACTTTAGCAATTAATATTACTAATTGCCCTTGCCACTGCAAGGGATGCCATTCAAAATTTTTATGGGAAGACATTGGAACAGAACTAACTTATGAAGAGTTAGATAATTTAATCGAAAAAAATGACGGTATAACGACAGTTTGTTTTATGGGTGGTGATGCCACGCCTGAAGAGATATTAGAGTTGGCTGTTTATATTAGATTAACATACAGTAATTTAAAAATAGGTTGGTATAGCGGAAGAGACGATTATTATAAAGATATTAATTTTGATTTTTTTGACTATATAAAACTTGGTCATTACGATGAAGAATTAGGTGGCCTGAACAAGGAAACCACAAATCAAAGGTTATACAAGTTAACCCATAAGATTTTAGACGATGGGGTTAAGAAGATAGAGTTTGAAAACATAACGCATATGTTTTGGAAAAAGGACTAGTGATAGTCCTTTTTTTTTGTTTACATAAAGCAGTAAAAAAATATTTTTTAAATAATTATATAGTAAAAAATACGGTAATGGCTAAAAGACAATTTTTTGGTATAAAATATCCTTTTACTACTAATGACTATCAGAATTTCTTTGTTGATGTTAATATGTCAGAGAAAGATAAAATTAGGAGTCAAATAATGCATGTTGTGTTCACACCAAAAGGACAGAGGCTGAGAAACCCTGAATTTGGTACTGATTTGATTAGATACATTTTTAGTCCAAGCGACCAAGAAAGTTGGGAAAGTATTAAAAATGAGATTGTTTCATCAGTTCAACGTTTTGTACCAGGATGTGTTTTGAATGATGTAAGGGTGGTTCAAAGTGATGACGAAAGGGCAGAGATATTCGTTAGAATGGACTATTCAGTAAGAGAAGGAAACAAAATAACAAACGATAGTATAATAACTCAATTATAATGGAAAAAAAGATAAATTATTTAGCAAGGACATTTGATGATTATAGGTCAGAACTTATAAGCTACAGCAACAAATACTATCCAGAGTTGGCTGACAGCTATAATGATTCAAGCGTTGGAGCGTGGTTTATAGACTTGGTTGCATCTGTAGGTGACAACCTATCTTATCATATAGATAGAATGTACCAAGAGACAAATATTAACAGTGCAACACTTAAAAGCACTGTTTTAAACATTGCGAGAACCAATGGCTTAAAGGTTCCTGGACCAAAGGCAAGTATGTGTGAAATTGAGTTGAGTTGCGTTCTCCCTGTTGGTGATGAGCGTACAGGAAGCATCGCTCTTCCTGATTGGAGATATGCACCAATTATCAAGAGAAGCACAATTGTATCTGCTGGTAATCTTAATTTCCAATTATATGAGGACGTTGATTTTGGAACACAATTTAATAGCGAAGGATATTCTAACAGAACATTCGTCCCTAGAAGGGATAATAATGGTCTTATAACAGCCTATACCGTTTCAAAGACTACTTTGGCTATAAATGGTACTACACGTATTTTTAAAAAAGTTATATTAGGAAAAGACCTAAAGCCATTTATGGAGATTGTTCTTCCTGAGAAGAACGTTATGAATATTGAGTCTATTATATTCAAGGAAACCGCCAATTTCAACGCTGAACCAGAAATATCTGAGTTCTATATAGATGCCGAGCAATATAAGATGACGAAGGAAGCAGCAGACACATTCAGATTCTTCGAGGTTAATTCACTTGCAGAACAATACAGATTTGCTAATGAAGCAAACGTAAGTGATTTCGTAGAAGGAGAAAACATATATAGAAATGTGTTGTTTGATTACTTTAACCCTGACAAGTATGACGATTATACAGAGGGAGCAAGCGATGGCACAGTATCAGCCTCAACAAGAACAACAAGATACTACAGAGGAAAGTGGAAACCAATTACTCAGAAGTTTATTACAGAGTATACGGATAATGGCTATATGAAGATTATATTTGGTAGTGGTGTTCTTTATGACGAACTACCTGATGTAAACACCAAGTATTCTGAGAGAATGATGTCAAAGATTGTCAATAACGATATGCTTGGTATATTGCCTAGAGAAGGATGGACGATGTTTGTGTTATATAGAGTAGGTGGCGGTATTTCAAGTAACATTGGTGTAGGAGCAATTAACGCAATAACATTGCAAGTATCTGAGTTCAAACAAAATGTGACTGATGATAGCAACGCTGCAAGCGTAAGAGGTTCTGTTTTAAACTCGCTCACAGTAACCAATACAAGCCCAGCAGTTGCAGGTAAAGATGCCCCATCAACAGAAGAAATAAAATATCTTACAAAATATAACACATCTTCACAAGAAAGATGCGTCACACTTAAAGACTATAAGGCAAGACTTATGATGATGCCGCCTAGATATGGAGCGCCGTATAGGGCAGCAGTTATTGAGGATAATAACAAGATTTCAATCAGTATGCTTGGCCTTGATTATAATGGTAAATTAACAAAAGCATTACCAGAAACTTTGGTTGAGAATATTGAAGAATATCTATCACACTACAGAACCGTAAGTGATTACATAGAAGGTAGAAGTGGAAAGATATACAATATAGGCTTCTCAATTGACTTGTTTGTAAGCAAGACTTATGACACCCCTACCGTTTTAACAAACGTGATTGAGAAAATTAAGGATTATATGTCTGTTGACAAACACGATATGGGCGAAAACATATTCTTAGGAGACCTAGAGAAGGAGATAACTCTCATTGATGGCGTGATTTCAATTATTAATTTTGAGGTTTATAGCATATATAATGGCGCATATAGTTCAGACAGATGCCCATTCCCTGAAGCAAACGTAACAGGAACTTGTGCAACCCCGGTTACATCAATGTTCAAGACAGATGCAGCAGCAGATTCATTCAAGATTGACCTCGATGCAATAGACCACGTTCTTTACAGTGATTATAACTCAATGTTTGAGATTTACACTGATAACGACATTCAATTGAGAGCAAAATTAATATAAAACGAGATAATTAAACAATGAACAATAGTTACAGAATAAAAGCAAATGTTGGCAAAGACCAAGTTTTAAAAGTCAACTTAAAGCAAGATGTAGATATATACGAAATTTTATCACTACAATTTGATGTCACTAAGGGTAATAGTGATAGTAGGGATAGCGTATATAAGCTACATTATTCTGACTATGGTGTTATAGTTGGAAGAGTACTAGCAAATGATGCGTTTGGCGTTCCAAATGCAAAGGTGTCAGTATTTATACCACTTTCAGATGCTGATTCAAAACGCTCTTCTATCGACAAATTAAAGGCAATATACCCATATAAATTTGTCACAGACTATAACAGTAAAAATGTAAAATATAATACATTACCAAACTATTCAAATAATGACGATTGTTATCAAGTGGTAGGAAGTTTCCCAAAGAAACTACTTGTGCTTGATGACGATTCTGTATTGGAAGTTTATGACAAGTATTACAAATATACAACCATAACAAACAAGTCAGGTGACTATATGATATTTGGCGTTCCTGTGGGCGAACAAATCATACACGTGGACGTTGACTTGTCTGACATTGGAATATTGTCTCAGAAGCCAAGAGATTTTATCTACAAGGGCTATTCAATCGATATGTTCGAAAGTCCAACACAGTTCAAAAAAGGAACAGATTTAGATAACTTGGCTCAAATACATAACGAAAGCACATCATTAACCGTATATCCTTTCTGGGGTG